AAAGCATAAAGCCTAGTTACAATATTTGTTGGATCCACAGTTTTTTCTATGTTTTGCATATTTTTTCTATATTGGATATCCGCCCTATAATTATTATTTAATTTTTTCAAATTTATAGTCCATGGATATGAAGTAGTGTCCCAAGTCCACCTATAATTTGTATTAAATGGTTTTGGTACTGAAAACAATGCTGCAAGTAAATTTTCATTTTCCCATTTATATTCGAACTGGCGACTGAAATCACATTCAACTATCTGCCATCTTTTTGTTGACTGCTTGTCTAAAATGTATCTTAACACTTGCCCTGTATATACTCCTAAATTGCCTATTTGGTGATATTTAAAAAGTACATCATCAATAAGCGTTGCTAAAACATGTTCGCAGTTATATTCAATGTAAGATGTTTCTTCTGTAGTCAATATTGTAGGTAATATTCTAAATAAATCTATCCTGTCATTCCCATCAAATAATTCTACATAATTAAAGGGCTGGCAGTATTTAGTTTTTGCATCATCTCTTGGTAATTTAAAGCTACAAGTCCATAATTCATTTAGTTTTAACTCGTAACCTATTTCGTATGCATTCTGTAGAAAAGCGAGTTTATTCATTTCTGAATCATAAATCTTAATGTTATATTTTCTCACTATAACCACCTATCCTTCCAATAGGTGTCAATGCTTACACTATCTGCTCCAGCTGCATCAATTTTTATTTCATTTGCTCCGGGTAAGAAGTCAAAAAAATCGCCTTCTTCTGTCAGGAGGTGTATTGCGTTTTCTCCATTTATAGTTGCTGTTAAGTCGCAAGTATTTATTTCTATTTCTTGCCCTGGTCTTAATACAAATCCTTTGATTTCTATATATTCTTCACCTAATAGGGATCCGATTCCTTCTGATTCAAAAGTTATTTCTGAATTCAGATCCTCAATTAAAATTATTGAAGTAGCCTTTGCTGATGCATCAAAATTAATTTCTAATTCTGCCGTTTCTCTTAATTTTATTTCTAATATTGAAGTAGCTGATGCTTCATAATCAATAGTAGCTCCGGCCTTATCAATCCCTTTTTGAATTAAAATATCTTCTACATTTGTAAAATAATTTATTTCTGAATTAGCTGTCAAGGTTATGCTATTGTCACTTTTAACATTGAACTTTCCAATATTAAATTTCCCTATGTTATATGCTCCCATTTGAGCACCGCCTTTATCCTACTGAAACGGACAAATTTCCGACTTCAATAATGAACTTATTACCTTCTGTAATTTCTATTGGTCTATTGAAAGCTCCATAAACTATAAGATTTCCACCATCTTTAGCATCTTTTATTCCAAAATAAGCAACTTCCCCCCATCCATTAGTTGATGTAGGAAATTCAATCCTTTCTGTGTTAGTAGATACTGCCCTATCAGACTGTTGCGTTGGTTGACCAAAGTTAATTGGTTGTCTTGTATATCCACCACCCACTACTTCAGCTCCTGTATCTCCATCTGTGGGGTTAGTCTTATATAATGCTATAAATAATTGTGTTGGTCTCGCTACTGTTTGACCTCTTAGAAAATAATTTATAGTCGCATCTTCCAAATAGTTACTTGCTTTACTCATTAAATTACCACCTTTCTAGTTATCCTTAGTGATGTAATATTACTTTCTCCAGTATTTTTTATAATGAAAGTTCCGCATGTCTTAACATTGCCTTTGTTTTCTATGTTTATATTTGTTGTTTTGCTTCCTGGTTTTAAAATTCGATTTAGATCCCTTGAAACTGCAAATGGTTGGCACTCAAATTCTATGGATATAGTTCCTCTTGGCTGCAATTCTAGTTGCTCAATTCCAATGGCACTATAGACTGATGCTTCATAAGCTTTTTCTTTTTCATCATCAAATATTAAAAGACCGCTTCCTGTAAGCCATCCTGCCAAATCCCTTATTTTATATCTAAGCTCTTCAAACTTATCTATATAAAGGACCCCAATAATTCCTGTTATATGCCTTTTTTCATATTCTTGGGATTCAAGCTCCAAAGTTCCTGACCTGCCTAAAATTGTAAATTCTTTTCTTCGTCTTTCTGGGAGGACTGTTCTATCAACTGATCTAAATCCTATGTTAAATTCTGACGAATGCCTGCCCTTAAAATTAAAACCTATCATATAGTAGCAAGCCCCCTTCCTCTATTATTTCTTTTTTCTAGCCTATAAAGTTCTTCAGCAATTCTCTTGATGTCATTGTCATTTCTTACATTCATTTCTTTAATTATTATTTGTCTTCCTGATTCAACTGAATTTTCATTAATTACATCTGCAACTATTTTCTTTAAATCGTCTAAGGCTCCTACAAACTCGGGCCTTTTTTCTCCAACACCTATTACTGATGGGCTCTTAAAAATACCGCCCTTGTCATACCACTGTACATTGAAATGCGGTACTGATGGAGGGTTTAGTGAAAACTTACCTGATACATTAAAGTGTGGTAGCTTAATTTTTGGAAATGGTAATGTAATGTTTAGTAATGACTTCATTCTCTCTATGGCTTTACCAACTAAATCTCTAGCTTGGTTTATAGGCTTTTCTATAGCTTGCTTTACTGCATTCCATGTTGATGTAGTAGCACTTTTTATTCCGTTCCAAACTTCAATAATTTTTGTTTTTATTGAGTTAAATGCTTCGGTAGCTGTTGATTTAATACCATTCCAAACTTCTGATAGGTTACTCTTTATTCCATTCCAAATTTCAGTAGTCTTCGATTTCGCATCATTCCAAACCTCGGTTATTTTTGTTTTCACTGCATTAAATATTTCAGTTGCCTTGGCCTTAAATGATTCCCAAATTGGTAGCAATGCTGACTTTATACCATTCCATACTCCGGTTGTTACAGATTTGATGCCATTCCATACTTCTGTAATCTTAGTTTTGATAGCATTAAATACTTCTGTAGCCTTAGATTTTAAATCCTCCCAAATAGGTTGGATAACACTCTTTATTGCGTTCCATGTTGCTACTGCACTAGCTTTTATGCCTTCCCATATACCTTTAAAAAAGCTTACTAGACCATTAAATATTGCCTTTGCTGTTGCTATAAAAACTTGCCATGCAAGTATAATAGGTGTTGAAATAGCAATCCATGCTACATTAAATATTTCCTTGATTGCTTCCCAAATGAATTGAAAAACTGTAACTAATCCTTCCCATATTGGCTGTACTCCAGCTATAAAGCTTTGCCATAATCCACTTAAAGTAGTTGTTATTGTTGTCCATATTGTAGACCATGACTCACTTACACTAGTCCATAAGGTAGAAAAGAATTGAGTTATCCCTTGCCAAATAATACTTGCTGATTCTTTTATACTGTTCCATGTATTAATCAAAAACTCTTTAATTGTACTCCAATTTTTTATAATCAAAGGAATTAGAATTGTTGCAACCGCTGTTATTATTGCTACTAGTGGATGGGCTTGTATTAGTCCTAACAATCCTAAAAAAGCTGTTTTAATTACAGCAAATACTTTTGCAAGCCCCAGCATTGCTGGAGTTGCTCCTGCTGTAGCTCCGCCCATGGCTGCTAAAGCTCCACTAACTGTTCCTATTACTGTTGCTATTTTGGATATTATTATTAATACTGGACCAATTGCCGCTGCAAAAGCCGCTACTGCAACACCAATTTTTACAAGTACAGGGTCGGCTGCTGCAATTTTATCTGCCAAATTTCCTATACCATCTACAAGCTTTTCTACATAGGGCATTAGTACAGTGCCTATTGTTATTCCTGCATCTGTCAACTTGTTCTTGAACATATCCATCTTGGCACCAAAGGATTCGTATCTTTTTTCTGCTTCTACTGATAATGCTGTATTGTCTTTGAAGGCATTATTTGCTATATCAAAAGCTGATCCTAAAAGATCCCCTGCTCCGGCAAGCCTTACAAGTGTGTCGGTTTCTCTTAGCCCTGTAATGCCTAACTCTTTTAAAACTGAGTTTACATCTCCACCGCTAGCTTGTATGTCTTTTAATCCTGAAATAAAACTTGTTAGTGCTTCTGTCGGTCTGCTTTTCCAAGCTTCGGCAAATTGGTTAGCACTCATGCCTGCTACTTGAGCATAT